GTTCCATCTCGCAGCCACTGCTCAGAAACCTGAGGAAAGGCGGCGAGAATCATGGCAATGGTGCGATCCGTAACGGCACTATTTCCTCGTTCCATTTCGGAGACAGTGGAACCTCTCAGTCCTATTTTAGGACCGAATTCATTAAGCGTGAGGTTTAACGCTTTCCGTAATTCTTTGATTCTTTCGTTCATCAGGAACACCTCCATGATAGATTATATCCGAAATTCCAATCATTGTAAATTCCTGTTGACAAAGTTCAATGGTTGGATTACAATTTCCAACAGTTGGAAGTCCACACCCCGCCCGTGAGCGGATCGACCAGAAGAGGAGTAGAGGAAATGAAAGATTACGAACTGAGTATTGGCCCGTTCTCAACGCGGGTTCATTCAGACTTGGAGCTTTTCCAAGCCATCATGGAACTGCTCAACCTTAAAATCGCCGACCAGGAAGCAGCAGAAGAACTCTGTCATGCTGCTGCTCGCATTGTTGCTGGTAATTCTTGTCAGTGGGGATGGAATCATTTCAGCATCCGCGACTGGAATAAAAATCTCGAATGAAGGAGGCTAAACCTATGACAAAGGCGGAAGTTAAGTCCAAGATGACCTGCTGGATCGAGCTGAAGCGCCGGGAAACCGACATGCTCACCCAGCTGATGAATGAGCAGTATATCCTGGGCATGCTGGATCTGGCCCAGATGATGGGCGTGATTGATCAGAACGAGCGGATGGAGCTGCTGGACATGGCCGAGGGCCAGGAAGAGGACGAGGAAGAAATCCAGGAAGAGTCGGAAGACTCCGAGGAGACTCCCGGGAGACTCCCAGGAAACTCCCAGGAGATCCAGCTGGAAGAGCCGGAACTCTATGACGATGATACGCCGCTGACCGTCGAGGATGGCCCGGACAATTACTTGGTGCGCGCCCACATTTATAAGGACCATTGGATAACACGCTTTTTCAGTACGCTAAGCGAGGCGAACCAGTACCGCACGGATTGCCTGTGTGCTGAGTGTGATGATGCGGAAATCTATGCCCGTAGCGAGGGCTATGTTTACAGGCTGCTATTCAAGTGAGAGGAGGCGCGGCATATGTACGAGTACACGGTGCACTTTTCCGCCATCACCTGGGGCGGGAAAACCCTGGAAGACGATGCCGTCACGGTGCGCGCTGATTGCGCCCGGGACGCTCTGATAGCGGCGGAGCGGATCATGGACAGGCGACACATGGCAAGCATGGCCATGCAGATCATCCAGGAGGAGGGCAAAGCATGATCGGCGCGCGTTGTCTGCCAGTGTCCGCGATCCACGAAGGAGGCCACTACTGGATGGAGTGCCGGGGATATAAGCCCACCCGGGTGCTCATCTCCTGCGTGGGGGAGCGGCTCATCTGGTACTACGTGTGGGACGAGTCCACTCCCAGGGTGGCGGAGCTTCACGGCTACAACCACAGCTGGAGACTTTGGGACGGGCGTCCTTGGCGGTTCGCCCGGAAGCGGGAACCCTGGTTATACAGGCCACCCAGATTGTGGAGGGTAACATGATCTATCGGAGCACAATTGAAAAAGCACTTGAACATCACGTCAACGCATACCCAGGCACTTGCGATAGCTGCCCCTACCAGGGAAACAAAGATGGCAAGCGATGCACCGAACGGCTCCTGATCGACATCCAGACGCTGCTGCTAGCCGAAGATGTTTCTGGGAGCATCGCAATCAGCGTCCACGGGTCCAACCTGCATCTTTTGAAAGATTATGGAACTCTGCCGTGACTGAGAGCATATGCAGGGAGGTCGCAGGACCATGTGCGGGTCTCTTCTTCGTGCTCTCTTCCCCGCACAGCAAAGCGGGATCACGTCCCGCTCCCTGCACCAGCGCGGGACCCAGCGCGGCCAAGGGCAACGGTTAGGTGGGAAGTCGAGCACACCCGGACGTAGAGCGGTTAACGTAAAAACGCGGAGGATTGCAGGGTGTTGACAGCCCGGAAAGACGGGCACCCATGCAAGCGTAGCTCAGTGGTCAGAGCAGCGGCCTTATAAGCCGTGTGTCGAGGGTTCGAGTCCCTCCGCTTGTACTAGACCAGGGCAGCGGATCGGTACGGTCAACTACAAACAAATCCAGGCATGCGGCTGCTTTCTTCGCTCCCCTGCCCTGGTCCATTTCAGAAGAGGATCACAACCGCATCGCAACTTTGTCGCAACAACGTGCGATCCAATCGCAACTTTGTCGCAACAACGTGCGATCCAATCGCAACATCGCCCCATCCGGGGCATATCGCCGGGATAGCTCAGCAGGTAGGAGCGGCGGGCCGCAGCCAGACATCTGACTGCGACTCTCGGTCGCGGGTTCGATCCCCGCTCCTGGCGTTTCCAGGGGTGCACACCTGGTTTATTTCATAAGAGGAGGTGAGTAGATGTCAAACGCGGGATTGGAACTTATCCACAAACTGGCGGGTAAAGACGATCAGACTGCCAAGGCAATCAGCACACACATGATGGGATATCTTGCGGGATATCAGGACGGACTTAATGATGCACAGACGGATGATGAGCGTGAACCAGACGCATCTTCACCGGAGATCAACACTGTAGAGGATTAAAAACATGGAGTATGTAACACCGAAAGAAGCGGCAACGATCCTCGGATTGTCCAGAGCGGCAATTTCCAGCTGTGTAGCAAAAGGGGCCCCGGTACATCGCTGGGGTCCCACCGGCTACCGCTATAAGATCATTATCGAAGAATTCATTGCCTGGATGGATCAGCAGGGGCGCACCAAAGCTGATCCGCCCAGGATCTCGGACAATGTTACACCCATCTCAGTCGGTCAGATGGCTCAGCGTCGTCACGAGCTGCTGAACGCACTATCGTGAGAGGAATGAAAATGAAGAAGGCTATTGTTGTCATCGCCATGCTTGCCATGGCCATCATCCTGGCTGCTGTCCTCGCGATCTGCACCGCGTCCGCTGAGGATCGGGTGACCATGTATGTGATCTGCACGGACAGCTATGTCAACGTCAGGGAAGCCCCGTCCACAAAAGCACACATCGGGGGCCGGATGGACTTCGGCTGGGAAGTGACCGTCACCGGCACGGCGCGGGACCGATCCGGCACAGACTGGTACAAGGTCGACGGGATCACAGAGATGGGCTATGGATACATCTGTGCCAACTATCTGGTCCCGTCAATTCCGGAGCGCGTGGATCTGGATGCCAGGGTGAACGCGTCCGGAAGAGTAGCCGTATACAAGCGCGTGAACGGTGACCGCAAGACATGGGTCAAGCCTGGCAGCGAGCTCAAGATCAAGATTTATTCAGATCCTTGGTGCCTGACTAGCAAAGGCTGGATCAGGACAGAATACTTGGAGGTGATCCCGTGACGAATCCTTTTATCCACACCCGCACATGGATTGTCTCAGCAGACATCAATGTGGGTGGAGTTGTTACCGAAATCGAACGGGCTGTTGAGGCTGACACTTTGGCGGACGCAGTGATCGAAGCAGAGGACGCCGTACTGAACGCGATCGGCGAGATGTACGGAGAATCTGGTGCCGTTATTGGCTACTATGACATCTGGGACGTATGCATGGCAGAGGAGGGTAAACATGCCTGAAGCAATGAACGAGAACAAACTGATCCCGGAAACGCCGGATATGGCTGACGTGGATCCTCTTGATGAGGATAATCTGGACGGGCCCATGGTGCAGGGCTGGCAGTGCGACGATGACGGGAAAGCAGAATGGTGCATCGCGCAGCTGCGGGACGCCAAGGCGACGATCGACATGTGGGAGGCTCATTACAAGGAGCAGTTCGAGAAGATCAAGACGCGGGAGCAGCACCGGATCGATGTTATGACCACATATCTCCGCCGGTATCTGATCAGCCAGCGCGAACAGGGCCTGACCAAGTCCACAAAAACCACCGACAAATATTCACTTCCTTCCGGTGTGCTCACATTAAAACGGGGTGGATGGGATTACACCCGCAATGAACAGGAACTGGTTGAGTGGCTCAGACATGCCGACATGGGCGACTACATCAAAGAAACGGTGAAGTATACACCGATGTGGGGCGAACTGAAGAAGCTGACCAAAACTGACGACAGCGGGAATGTCGTGCTGGCCGAAACCGGCGAAATTATTAATGGAGTCAAAGCCGTTATGGCACCTGATTCTTTCAAGATTGAATAAACGGAGGAGAAATCATGGCATATCAACTGAACAGTGGAAAGCTGGAGCTTCCGGTGCGCGGTCTGCTCTACGGTCCCGAAGGCATCGGAAAAACGACCTTTGCAGCTGACTGGCTGCGGGCCCGAGGCGGCGCTCTGATCGACACCGAGAACGGATCTGGGCGGATCAACGTCATGCGCTATCCTGTGCCATCTGACTGGCCTGAGCTGCTGAACATGGTCCGGGATGCGAAAAACAACCCTGACCTACACGCTCTGGGTGTGGACACTCTGGATGCAGCCGAGCGCATGTGCGCTGAGTATATCTGCAGCAAGAACGGCTGGAACAGTCTCGAAGATCCCGGATATGGTGGCGGATATAAACGCCTCTGGGAAGAATTTAGCAGGCTAATCACTGCGCTCAACGCAGTGATTAGCGCAGGCAAGGATGTGATCCTGACCGCGCATGCTGCCATGCGCAAGTTCGAGCAGCCGGATCAGATGGGATCCTATGACCGTTGGGAATTGAAACTGCAGAACAGCCAGAAGTGCAGTACCGCCGCCCTGGTGAAAGAATGGGCCGACCTGGTCCTCTTCGCCAATTATGAAACTCTGGTGGTTACCAGTACGGACGGAAAGACCAGGAAGGCAGCAGGCGGGAAACGTGTGGTTTACACATCTCATCATCCATGCTGGGATGCAAAAAACCGATTCGGTCTCCCTGAAGAAGTGAAGCTGGATTTCGCATCCGTCGCACCTTATCTGTTCGGTGCACAATCTGCAGCTCCGGATCCCGTCCAGCAGGAACAGCCGAAGCCTGCACCTGCCCAGAAGAAAACTTCCGTCAGGAAAAAGGCATCCGCTGATCCTGCTCCTGAGACCATCACGGGACCTACTCCTGCTGCTCCCGCAGAGCCTGCCGAGCCGATCCCGATGGATGTTCAGCCCATGGATACAGCCCCCTCAGCGGCCGATCTGGAGGGCATTCCGGAGGTCCTGGCACAGCTCATGATCAAGGACAAAATCAATGCAATCGAGCTCCAAGCCTGGACTGCCAAGGAAGGCTATTATCCTCCGGAGGTCAAACTGAAGGTTTATGATCCTGAATATCTGTCCAAGTATCTCCCGTCTGTATGGACATCCAGGATTGTCCCTGAAGTTACAGCATTCCGGAAAGAACTGCCGTTTTGATTCAAAATAATTGAATAATGCAATTTTTCATTGAGAAAGAGGGTAAAAATCATGGCAAACGTGAATGACAATTACGCCCTGTCCTGGGATTCAGAAATTGAAAACGATGAATCCTATGAACTTCTTGAGCCTGGTGATTACACCTTTACAGTCACCGGATTTGAACGTGCCCAGTTTGCAGGTAATGATAAAGCTCCTGCCTGCCCCATGGCCAAGCTTACCCTGACCTGCACCGCTGCGGACGGGACCCAGGGCATCGTGCATGACACGCTTTTCCTCAGTGCAAAAAATGAATGGCGCCTCTGCCAGTTCTTCACCGCGATTGGCCAGCGCAAGTCCGGAGAAAAGCTTGCCCCGCGCTGGAATCAGGTCCTTGGTGCCTCCGGCATGGTCAAGTTGGAGTACGACAAGAAGAGCCTCAACGACGACGGATCTGCGAAGTACAATCGCGTGGCAAAGTATCTGGAACCGGTTGAGTCCGTCGCTCCTGCCAAACGCTGGGAAATCGGCAAGTAAGGAAATGAATCACAATGGCAATGGAGTTAAGACCCTATCAGACGGAAGCAATCGAAAAGGTACAAGCTGAGTGGGCATCCGGTAACACGAAAACCCTAATCGTTATGGCAACCGGTCTTGGTAAGACAGTCACCTTCGCTGCGATCACCGCAGCGGAGGTGGCCTCCGGAGCCCGCGTTCTTATTCTTGCCCATCGCGGCGAGCTCCTGGAGCAGGCAGCTGATAAGATCTACAAAACAACCGGACTCCGCTGTGCTGTCGAAAAGGCAGAGCAAAGCAGCCTCGGATCATTCTTCAGGGTGACTGTCGGATCTGTACAGTCGCTGCAGCGGGAATCCCGCCTGGAACGTTTCCCGGAAGATTACTACCAAACAATCATCATCGACGAAGCGCATCATGCGCTCTCTGATGGTTACCAGACCATTCTGAAGCATTTCCATAATGCAAAACTGCTGGGCGTCACAGCCACACCTGACAGAGGTGATATGCGCAACCTGGGCCAGCTTTTTGACTCCTGCGCCTTCGAGTATGGGATCGATAAGGGAGTCAAAGGCGGGTATCTATGCCCGATCGTAGCAGAGACCATTCCGCTCAAGATCGACCTGACCGACGTCAAACAGCAGAACGGAGATTTCGCTGCCGGCGATCTGGGTGACGCTCTGGAGCCCTACCTTGAGCAGATCGCCACCGAGATGGAGAGCAGATGCAAAGCCAGAAAAACGGTGGTTTTCCTTCCTCTGATCGCGACCAGCCAGAAATTCTGTGCAATCCTCCGGGAACATGGGTTTTCAGCGGCAGAAGTGAACGGAAACAGCGAGGATCGTGCAGAAATCCTGCAGGATTTCGCAGATGGGAAGTGCCAGGTCCTGTGCAACAGTATGCTGCTCACAGAAGGCTGGGACTGCCCTTCCGTTGACTGCATCATTGTCCTCAGACCAACGAAGGTCCGTGCTCTGTACACCCAGATGGTCGGGCGCGGTCTTCGTCTGCATGAAGGGAAAGAAAACTGCTTATTGCTCGACTTTCTCTGGAATACAGAACGTCATGATCTGGTGCACCCCGCATCGATCCTGGCAAAGAATCAGGAAGTGGCCGACCGTGCCACAAAGATCCTCGAGGAGCAGGCCGATATGGATGTCCAGATGGACATCATGGATCTGATGGAACAGGCTGAAACCGATGTTGTCCGGCAGCGTGAAAAAGCTCTGGCTGCACAACTGGAAGCCATGCGGAAACGGAAGGCGAAGCTGGTGGATCCGTTGCAGTATGTTTATTCCATCTCGGATGAAGATCTGGCTAGCTATGAGCCTATCATGCCCGCAGAAATGGCACCGCCCACAAAGAAGCAGCTGGAGATCCTCGAAAAGCGCGGTATCAATCCGGACACTGTCACATGTGCAGGCCAGGCATCCAAGATCATCAATAAGCTGTATGCACGGCAGGCGGCAGGGCTGGCTACTCCGAAGCAGATCCGTTTTCTGGAGCGAAAAGGATTCCAGCACGTCGGTGAGTGGCCCTTCAATACTGCCAAGCAGATGATTGACATGATCGCCGGCAATAACTGGATGGTACCGTTCGATATTGTCCCGCAGACGTACACACCGCCGGCACCGGTACCGGCGCAGAACGAGTGGCCATGGTAAGGAGGATTGACTGATGCTCAGACAGGATCAGGATGGATTCTGGCCGTTGACCGGCAAAGAATACACAGCATTCCTGCGGATATGTGCAGCTGAGTCTGCCCTGCTGGAGTGCGAGGATGTGCTCAAGGAGCGCCTTAAGTTAAGACCAAACCTTTACAGAGATTATCGGATGATCACCAAGAGGATCAGCAGTCTGACCAGCCTGATCCTCTCCACCGTCCCGCTCAAAAAGCTTTTTCAGATCCAGAGAGAGACCAGGAATGTCAAAGTCTTCCTGCAGATCGGACCGGATGCGGATAACAGGAAAAAGAATCAGGTGATCTATGTCGACGAACAGGCTTTTATCAACCTCCTGGATCAGGTGGTCGGAATGAATTGCCTGTTATGCGACAAACACGGCAAAGAGGTCAAGCGGTGTCCCTGGCTCAAAATCATTGAGGATGTCATGCCGTACAGTCCGGATCCTGCTCTGGATCCTGCCGACGGCACCTGTCAGCTTGCTGGCAGATCATACATTGTTGAGGAAGATTAACATGATAACTGATGACTACACGATTCAGGAGGTCCTTGAACACCTGCCTGTTACAGACTGTGATTATCAGGAATGGACGACGGTCGGGATGGCCCTCAAGGCGGAGGGCCTTCCCTGCTCTGTCTGGGATGAGTGGAGCAGGAATGACAACAGGTACCACCAGGGCGAGTGTGAGCGCAAATGGAATTCCTTCAGGAGATCCGACGCCCGCGCCGGCACTGTGATCCAGATCGCCATGGAGCACGGGTGGAAGCCTGAACAGAAGCCCAGGAACAACGATGACAATTATGCTCTTGACTGGGACAGTGAGATCGGCGGCGGAGCGGCTGCAGAGCGGAAGAAAGTCGTAGATCAGAACTGGTTGAAGTTGGAAGAGGTCCCTGGCCCGCCTGCAATCTGGCATCCGGCAGAACAGGTAAAACGCTACCTTCGTGCCCTGTTCGAGCCGACTGAATTCGTGGGGATCTCCACAGAAACTTATAAAACCGAGGACGGATTCAAGCCGACAAAAGGCCAGTATGGACGGACTCAGGAACAGATCATATCCGATCTGGACAAATACGGTGATGATCTGGGCTTGTCGATCGGCGATACGAATCCGGAAGCCGGTGCATGGGTGCGATTCAATCCGCTGGACGGTAAAGGTATATCGGACACAAACGTCACTTCGTACCGATACGCACTGATTGAGTCCGACAGCATGCCGATCGACAAGCAGTATGCCACTTTGAAGGAGATGCAGCTGCCGATCCGGATCCTGGTCCACTCAGGAAGGAAAAGCCTGCATGCCATTGTGAGCGTAGAGGCTGCGTCCTATGACGAATACCGGAAGCGTGTCGACTACCTGTACAAGGTTTGCCAGGAATCCGGACTGCAGGTCGATCGACAGAACAGAAACCCGTCGCGATTATCCAGGCTT